CTTTTTATCGGCTTTATCCATGTCAGCACTTCCCGCCGCCCATCATACGAACCTGGGTAGCCTTGGTCTTGCCTTTCTTGGCAATTCCGTCAGCAGCGCGGGTGTAGCCGCCAGCGGCGTAGGCTTTGCCGCCTTTCTTCATACCCTTGGCCTCAGCCATCTCGTGCTTGATCATGGACTTCGGAGCGCCCTTCTTTTTCATGAAGGCAAGCTCTTTACCGACCATCGCTTTAGATTCTTTCATGTCACCACCTTCTTTAAATTTGCGACCTTTATCGGCCTGCATGAACTCTTTGCCAACCTTCTGCGGAATTCCTACGCGCTTTGCCGCCTTAGGATCATTGGCGACCATCGCCATCAAGTTGTGTTGGGCTTTGGTCTTAGACGGCATGTCAGACCTTCACAATCCAGCCCTTGCCGGCGGCAAACGACACCGCAGCAATCCCAACCCAAACTAAAACCTTGGTCATCACCGTCCGACCCACTTGCTTGTAGAACTCATCAGCAAGCTCTTTAACCGCAATACGCGCAGCTTCTTTAGCAACCGCATGCTCGCGCTCTGTCAGTTGGATCTCATTCATCTCAGCAGTTCCATGCCCGCAAAGATTTGTTAATCCGGCTATTGGGGTCCTTGGCGGTCTTGGCTGAAGTCAGCTTCTTCTTCATGCCTTTCATCCTCGCGCAGAAGGAGTCGCGGCGGGAGCCGCCCTCCGGCTGAGGTGCCTTCAGGCCCGGCTTCCCCGGGTTGGCTTTGTTGTAAGAGGCGCGCCCTTTGGCATTCAAACCACCAGAGGGATTCTTGCCTTCTGAACGTTGCCATGCCGGGGTCTTAGCCATAATAGACCGTCACACTGGCGATACTTGTCAGCGCAACGTACACGTTGGTCTGGAACACAATGCCCTGCCCCGGGATCAACGTATAGAACGAGTTGGGGTTCGAGTTGGAAGGGATGTCCACTTCCAACATAACCGGACCGCCAGACCCGCCGTCTTTAAACTGCAACGTACCTGCTTGGCTTGCGACGCCGCAAATTGAAAAGCCTTTCACACGAGTACGGTAGTTAACTACCGTCGTAGACGCATTCGTGTGTACTGCTTTTACGTCGGTTTGCATAGTCATAACCGACTCCTATTAGGCGATGGTCACGCCGCGCGAACCGATGATTGCCCAGCCAGCAGAGGTATAAACCAGCATTACGGAATCGCCAACAGCGGTGAACGTCACCGTCGTAAAGCCAATCGCAGTGGTGGGGGTCAAAACAGCCGAGCCACCATCGACCGCGTGAACGATGATTTTCATCTCGCCAACAGAGCCGTTAGCCAGCGTCAGAGCTTGCGCAGCGCCCGTCGTGGTAAGCGAAGTAACGAGGTTGGTAATGTCTACAGCGCCCGCACCCGACAGGCTCTGAACGCCGCCGATGATGCCCTGATCGTAGGCCGAGGAAACAGTTACCGCACCGGTCGTGGAGTTGACCGAAACAGTTTGAAAGCCGTTCTGCGACCGAACTGGCCCGGAGAAAGTGGTATTTGCCATTTAAATCTCACATGCGAGTAGCGCGTATTAGTCTGCATGTCGTCAGCCGGGACTGTCTAATACGCGGGATGACCCCGGAATAGTGGTGTTTTAGCACACCTAGGTTGAAAAAGAAAGGGGGCCGAAGCCCCCTTTCTACTGCAGTGCTTAGCTCGCACCGGGCGAGCCGTAGGCTCCCAGCGGATCTGAAACACCGAAGCTGTAACGCTCACGAGCCTTGTACCGCGCGTTGCCGGTATCAAAGTCCGCGTCCATCGACGTTTGCATCGGCGTACGCACAAAGTGCTTCAGGCCGTTAGGCACATCGGTCAAAAGGAACCAAGCGTTGCTGTCGGTCAGATAATGGTTGACCGTATAGCCTTCTGGAATCGAGTTCATCGATTTCAGCGCGTTGATATCGTTGTCCGCAGTCGAGACACGAAGCTCGGTCTCAAGCAGGCGGGTTGCAACGAACATCAGCGCAGGCGGAACAACCAGCTTGCGGGGCTTAGCTGCGATCAGCAGACCACGCTCATCCGTCCACGCAGCGATCTGAATAACGGCGGCCTCAAGCGAGGTCTCGTTCAGGTCAGCTGCAGTAGCAGGGCGGTTGCTGTTGGTGCCACCGGAGACCAGCGGGTGTGCGGTCGAGAACAGCGTCTGGCCGTCACCGTAGGTGTAGCTGCCATTGAAGCCGTTGTTCAGAATCGCAGCTCCCTTGACCTGCTTGGTGTACGCCATAGCCCGAGCCAGCGACTTGGTGTACCGCGAGGACAGGCTGTCGTACAGGTTGTCTTCCATCGCCTCTTCGGTGATGGAGAAGCCCATAGCGATGGTCTCGTGGTTGTACCGAGCCGTCCAAGCTTCTTGCGCGTTGTCATAAGCAAGAGCAGAGCCCTCGTTTTTGACCGGCGCGGCGCTGAAGCCCGACAGTTTGGTTTCCTCTTCGAACGAACGCTCGGAGGTCTCGGTTTCGAAGATCTCTTTGTGCTCTTCGCCGTAACGCTTGTACTCCAGACCAAACAGAGCGTTAAGTCCTGGGAGCAGCTCTTTCAGTAATTGTGCGCGTGAAATAGCCATTTGTTAGCTCCTTAGACGCCGGTCGGGTTGTTATACATATGGCCGCCGTTCCAAGCAACGACGTTGGGCGTACCCTCGGTCAGCGTGATATACGGTGCGTTGAACTTGCAGATGAATTCGCAGAAGTCACCCGAAGCATTTGCGGTGTCAGGAACACCAGCCACAATACGGATAGGCAGCGACACGGTGGCAGCGGCGGAGGTTCCGTCGATGGCCACAGCGGAGTCGCCAGAGGTGGTCGAGCCGGCGTTCTGAACGAGGGCAACGTTGTTGCCAATAACCGTCTGGCCATAGAAAGCAACCGTGGTGCCCGAGGACACAGCGGCTACCTTGAACAGCACATCCGGGTCGTCCACTACGTAAGCCTGCGCATCCGACGCAACAGTGCCAGCGGGCCAGTACTGTGAGAAGGTGAGCTGCTTAGTAACGGGGTTAGTAAACGTACAACCCATGAAGATACCGGCTACGCCGTTGGCGGCCACAGTCGTGGTGCCCGCATCTTTCTCGATCGTACCGCTGCTGACCAGCTTAACCACATCGCCTGCAAAGATGTTAGTGTTGTACGCACTAGCAATCTTGATTAGACGGGTCGAGCCGGCATACACCTGACCACCGATCAAATTGACCGGCTGCAAACCGTACGGTTTGTCAATGGTGGGATAAGCCATTTAGGACTCCTAGATTATTGACCGCGTCCGAATGTCACCCGGGACTTGCGCTCGGCAAAAAGCGGCATTCGAGGGTCATTCTCGCGCATGAAATTGTTGTCTACAGAGTTGATCTGCGCATCGGCCTGCTCTTGGTAGTGGGCATTCCGATCCTGAACCATCTCTTTGGGTGCTTTGCAAAGCATAAGCCCACCAACCACGATGTTGTCCTTAAAGCGATCGTTTTCGATTGCCATAAGGTGGACTTCGGGGTGGTCTACCGCTTTGACAGGTTCCCAGCCTTCACGAAGCTTAAGCGAAACATTCATGGGGTCCGACTGTCCGCGAGTGCTTATACGGATCCAACGAAACTCATACCCCGGCTCGGGGTTTGGGTTCGGAAGAACGTCCGGGCGCACCCAAGCGCGCTTACGGGTGGTTCGTTCACGGGTCTCAAGTTCACGGTTTGTACGGGTCTCAGCCATTTTGTTTCCTCATGTCTTCCGCAACCTGACGGGCATATTGTTCGGGGGTCAGCCCGAGGCGTTTAGCAAGTGCAACTGCGGATGCAGTTAGCACAATTTTGCGTGGTGCAGTGCTACGAGATGCCGGAGCAACTACAGACGCTTTGCGCGGCTTTTCCGCCGGAGGAGGTTCAGGACTCTCATCTGCGTCGTCAAACGCGTCTGGGAAGACCTGTCGCATACGCCGGTTAATCCGGTCGTAGTATTCATCGCTTCGAGGGTCGACACCCTCACGGACCAACTTCTGATGCAGCCCCAACGCAAGAGCGGTCATCTCATCGTCGGAGCCAAACCACGAATTGGCTTCTTGCCATTTCGCAGCTTTTTCGTCAACCGGCGGCGATGGAGCGGATGGTTGAGGTTGTACAACAGTTTCTTTCTTTTGTAAAGGGGCCGGCTTCCAATTAGCCACCCTCTCGGCTTTATTCTTTGCGGCGATCAGCGCTTCCTGCGCCTCAAGGACTTTTTCCGAATCACCCGACTCGTAAGCATCCTTATACGCACGCTTAGCCTGTTCGAGCTCAGCAGTAGTACGCGCCTTAGCCTGCGCTACCAGCGCTTCTTGGCTCTTGGCGGTTTCCTGCTTTAGCCGCTCATTCTCTGCGTGAACCGCCTGCGCATAGCGGACCGCTTCGTCCCGCTCGCGCTGGGCAGCTTCAGCCCTGCGTCGCTCGTCGTGGTAGCCCTTAGAGAAGTGCTGTAACCGCTTGCGAGTCTTTTCCGAAGCAATCTCGCCTAATTCCTCGTCCGTCACTTCCGCCGGGGGCTCCGACGGTTTCCGGTTCCGATCCTTGGGCGGTGTGTCGTCTTGAATCTCGATCTCAAGATCTTTGTCGAGCTCGGAAGCTTCTTTTGTCGGCGTCCGCTCAAGCTTAGGCGGCTTTTCCGTAATGTCAGTTACGTCTTTGGCCGGCTCCACTTCAATCTCTTTTGAGACTTTATCCGGGTCCGGAAATTCAAACTCTACTTTTTCCATCGGCATGATTTACTCCTTACGCACGCGTGACGCCACGCGGATCAGGCACTACGGCTTCAACCGAGTCATCGTTCAACAAGCGGTATTCCTGCCCGTTAACCTTGAAACGCGTACCTGAATTGGGCCGGAACATAACGAAATCCCCAACCTTGCACCATGGCCCATTAGGGAAGCGATCCTTATCGGCGTACGCCTGTTCGCCCATGTCGATTACTGCACCCATCATGGAGAGGATCTGTTCTTCAAGCCTTGTACGATCAGCCTTCACAAGGCCGGATTCGTACGTTTCTTCAACCTTAGGCAAGGCAATCAGCAGCCGGTAACCCACCGGGCGGGGAAGTTGCGCTTCAAACTCCGCATCTGTTAGTGCGGGTTGAGTCTCGTTAGTCATCATCAGCGTCCAAGTGATACTGCGCAAGGTCAAGGATTTCACGCTTTGCGGTCTCTAGACCTCGAATCAAGCCGCAAAGATCCCGATACTCCGCGTAGTCTTTCGCTGCGCCAGAGGCCAAGGAATCCGCAACCGCGTTTAAATGCGCGGTGATTTTCTCTACAAGCACGTCAAAGACGGTTCGAGCCATTATTGCGCTCCACTAGGCCGCGAGGCCTGTAGCAGTACTTTCTGCTCTTCAAGCGCAAGCTTGCGCTCGTCCAACTCGATATCCGCGCGGTCTTTGACCGCCTTACGGTCGATGTCAGCTTTCTTGATCGCGAGCTCTTGCTGCTGCATCTGCACGAGCGGATCTTGTGCTGCTTGCTGCGCCTGCTGCTGTGCAGCCTGCGTCTGATGGATCTGCGTGAGTTGCTTGCCTGCATCAGCCACAAGCCTCGAGAGCTGCAGCTCGATTTCTTCGGGCATCTCTTCGTTGGGCGCGGGCAGGGGAGCGCCGAGACGCTCTTCGATCTGCTTCCGATACATGAAGCCCAAGTGCTCCGCGATGTGCGCTTGCAGGGAGGCCATGATCTGTTGCGCAGCCGGGTTCTGGCCAATCGCTTGCATGATCATCGGGTCTTGCATAAACGACTGATGCGCGGCCAGATGCGCTTCGTGATCTTGGTACAGGAACGCTTTCATGGGCTTACCAATCAACGCGCCCATGTTCTCGCTGATCGGATCACGCGGCTTCTGATCTTCAGCCAACGGCACGATCTTGTCGGCGTTCTTGATGCCCAGCACTTCGATCATCTGCCGGTGGAGATACGGCAAGTCGTAGATCTGCGGCGCACTCTGCGCCATCTGGAACGCAGCCTGATACTGCACAACCCGCTGAGCCATCGTCGTGGCGTTGGGATCGCTCACAGGAATTACTTCGACAAGCGCGTAGTCCTCTGACCGCGCACGGCGATCCACACCCTCGGGGATGTAGTCATAAGGCTCATCAGCATACTCAGCGATAAGCTCCTTGAGGAGCTTGAACTCCTGCTTCATCGCAAAGTGCACACGCGCCTGCACCGCCGCCATCGGCTTCAACACGCGCTCGAGAATCGCGAGCGTAGTCCCCACGGGAGCTTGTGATGACATATCAGAGACGTTCATGTCGCTGATGGCACCAAGCCTGCGCCCTTCATTCGTTATCCTGTCGAGCAGCCCTGCCAACACCTGACTCGGCTCTTTGTAAGGCAGGATGAAGAAGTTATCTTTGAGCGTGCCGCTGGGCACATCCACATCCCGCCACTCGCCCGGAGCAATCGGCGTGTCATCGCCCTTGATCCGCAGTCCACGTGCCTTCAAGCCACCCGGCAGGTTAGACAGCGTACCCGCGTCGACAAGCTGCCGCAGGAGCGACGTACCCGCGATGGCGTAGCCGCCAATGATATGAATCAGTCCAAGCCCGTAGAAGCCAAAGCCCGGCACATACACGTAGTGTACGAAGTGATCGCGCTTAAGATCGGGATTGCCCGTGGGGTCCCAGTTCCTACGAATAGAAAGTACGTTTGCAGTGCCTTTATCGATGGTAACGACATAGGGGCGAGGGAGCCCTTCCTCATCGTCAACCCCCGGCATGCAATAATCGATGTGCATCTCGTAGATCGCGTAGCGATCATCCGACTGCAAAGTGTATCCGCCCTCTTCGGCCTTGCGTTTCTCGATATCTGTAAAGAAGCTAACCGGCTCGCCCAGCTCAATCTCACGGTAGAACCCGGCAGCTTGCAGGCGCTTCAACTCGGTCTTGGTCTTACGCATCACATGCGTGACACGCTCGGCTAGCTGAAGGTTCGACGCACCATAGGGCACGATAACGTCTTCGGCTGGCAGGTACATCGACACCTGCCGCTTCAACTGCACGTCGTAATAGACCTTCTTGAACGCAGAGCCCGCAAGGCCGAGAGAGTAAAGCATTCTTTCATGTTCTGACCGATATTCAACCATTCTTTCAGTCAGCTGGTAGTTCATATCAGCACGAACGCGTTCAGCTGCTTTGGCCTTCACCGGCGTGACTTCGCCCAGAATCTTGGTCTTTACTGGCCCCGCAGCGGGAAACGTCTCACTCATTGTCTCCGCCTGAAAGCGAATAGCCGCCTCCAAGAGCACAGTGGAGAACACCCCGCAAGCGCCATCCCACGGCTCGGTGCGATCCTCGTACTTCAATCCCAGAACTTCGATGCCCTTGACGTACATATCCGCCCACTCTTTGCGGGCGGAGATATCCGCATCCACGAGCCCGATCAGCTCTGAGGCAAGTGAGTTCAGCTCGCCCTCATCCATCGACTCGGCTAGGTTCTCTTCAAACGAACCCTCTTCCGCCGTATCCTCCGGACGGAGGATAATCTCCATGCTGCCATCGGACAGCGTCACGCTGTCTGGGTTCTCGATTTCAATTTCCAACGCATCGCTGTCTTCTGCGTCAAGGGCGGAGAGCCCCGTGGGGGCGGCATACAGACCTTTATCAATCAAACTCGTTGCCATGACGGCTCCTAGTAGTACCCGCCCTTACGGGGGCGTGTGTAGGGTTCAGTGTCCTCGTAGTCAGTCTGTAGCTTAAGCAAGCCGCCTTTCCGGATGCGAATAAGCGCTAGCGTGCAAGCATCTACGTCGTCATCATGCTCGCCATTCGGAAACGACAGCAGCTCATCCACAACCTCCGACGCCCACCACGTTTCAGGAAACCACACCTGACCGCTGGTAAACATATCACTGATAGCGTTTACGCGGGCGATCTTATCTTGCCCCTTGCCCGGGGTGTAGTCCTGCACGAAGATCCCCGAGCGCCGCATCTCGTCAATCAGCGGCTGCCCTGAAGCTTTCGCCTCTACGATGGTGGTATCCGGCGTCCACGTCTTGACCTGCTCGAGCGCCACGCGCTTGAGCTCTGGAAACTCATACTTCCCTTTGACGCGATTAAGCAGGATGACGTTATCCACGCCGTCCTCAGTGCGCCACACGCCCCATGTCTGGCAGACGGAATAGTCCGAGCGCTCGTTGGTAGTCAGCGCCGTATCCCACGCCTGCACGGTGTAGTCCACATCCGGCGGGTCTTCTTTCTCCCACCACCTGATGTTATCCCGCTTGATGATGGCAGCCTCTTGGGCCGTGGGCTCTTGCTGGTACTGTGCATTCCACTGCCACGCAGGCATCGACGCCTTAGTGCGAAGCAGATGCTCTAAGTTCCACTGCTCAGGCCAAAGTGACTTTTGGATCGTTGCAGGGGCTTCGGGATCGTACTCAGGTGCGTCTGGGTCTGCTGCAGGGTTAGGAACTTCAAGGATTGCGGGGAATTCGAAGATTTCGTACTGATCGGCCTCGGGATTTAGGGTTGCGTCCTTAGTCAGCCGCCCAATCAGGTCCCGCTGGTGCCAGCGTGTGTGGAGAATGGCGATCTTTCCCCCGGGCATCAGACGCGTGCGCAAGCCCGCACGGAACCACTCGTAAACCGTGTCTAGGGAGGCGGTATTGCCCGCCTTAATGTCCTGCTCTGACAGCGGGTCGTCGATGATGGCTAGATGCGCACCCCGCCCGGCAAGGGCACCGCCCACGCCGATGGCAAATACTTCGCCCCCTTTGGTCGTATTCCATTTGCCTGCCGCCTTGGCATCGGCTGCAATGGCCACCCCCGGGAAAAGACGCTTATACGCGTCCGATTGCATCAGATTTCGCACTTTTCGGGCCATATCCACGGCCAAATCGGACGTGTGGGAGGCCAAAATCAGCTTGTGATCGGGGTGCTTGCCAAGATACCAAGCCGGGTAATAGATGGAAATCATCTGCGATTTGCCAAATCGCGGGGCCATAGAGACCGCAATCCGGTCTTTTTGCCCGTCTTCGATCTGCATCAGCAGGGCACCAAGGCGTTTTAGGTGCGTTCCAAACTTGTAGTCGGCGTCAACGGCAGCTATGAAGGCCAAAAAGTCGGTTTGCGCAAGCAAAATGCGCTTCCGCTGGTCGATTTCGTCAAGCAAAGCGAGCGTATCGGCCATTTCCTCAGGCGATAAGCTTTTGAGGTTAGACAGCAAGCGCTGCAGGTCACTTGGGGTCGCTAGAACTGACATCTTGGGCTTCTAGCACAGTAAGCGGGGACTCGGGCATGGCCTCGATTGTCTTCATCAGGCGCTCGCGCAGCAGCTGCTCCAGCTCTTCTGTGGGCCGATGCCGCATCGTAACCTCGGTCTTGTCCGTAAACAGCCCGACATCGCTGATTTTTCCCAGCATCTCGTAGCAACGCAGCCGGATACGTGGGTCTGGATGGGTGGAATCGAGGATCAGCTTGTTCGTGACGTACGTACGAATCTGTTTAGCCGATTGCACGACCTCCCGGTCGTACTCGTCAAGGATGGCTTTCAGCTGAACTACCGTACCGGGGGACGACAGCAGGCGGTCATCCGCATCAATGGTGCCGGAAATGACTCCTCGGGCCGTAGTTTTGTCCTCATCCGTGACAAGGACCGAATCCGAGATCTCCGCAAGACTGTTGAACGCGGCAGTCACGCGCGCCTGCAAATCTTCAAATGTAGGCGGATAAGTAGCGTACGGGATGTCGAGGTCGACATCTGGGAATTGCATATGCACTCCTAGGAGGTGCGCAAAGCGTAACGGTTTAACTGGCCTGAGTCAAGTAGTTTACTCAGTAAAGTAAGTGGAAAAATTTGTGTAGTAAAAATTTTTGGGGTCTTGATTTGGATGAAGGGGGGTGCTTGCAGAGCAAGGGGGTGGGTGACTTAGTAAAGCTTGGGGGATTTGGGGTGGGCGAGGATTTTGCACTCAGCGTAGAAGCACGCGGGTCCCATCAGCCAGCAGTCGGGGGGTCCGGGTGCGGTGGGTCGCCGCCGGCCAGTTTCTAATGCTTAGAATCCCTTGCTTGACACTGTCAATGGACAGAGTACAATTCGGTTCGTGGCATCGCATTCCGTGATGCCCGCACTTAGGAGTAGTTCAAATGTCACGTACCATCGAAACCCTCGCGAACAAGCACCTTCGTTCAATTCACGTTGCGCAGAATGCGGTAGAGCGCGCACAAGGTGCGGTAGCAGGCAAGGTCAAAGCCGCAGTTATCGCGCTAATCGAAGCTTGCAAGCTTGAAGGCCTCACGGGCGAGGCCATCGTCGCAGCGGTCGACGCATACTTTCTCACCCCATGCGTTACACGTGGCGCGCTGGGCGAGTCGTCGCATCGCAACTACAAAACAAGCATACGGTATGCGCTCGCGCTCGATGTCGAGTTTGCCCCGAGTTTATTCACGGACCCGACAATGAGCGCGGCATACAATGCCAAGAAAGGCGTGGCTGGCAAGGGCCTTGCGCATGCCAAGCGCAAAGCGCACAGCCCCAGCGCTGCCACGGGCGCCAAAGTAACGCAAACCCCAGCCGATGCCCCGAGCGCGAAACCCGCGATTGCCGGTCGGCAAGTAACCCTGAGCGCGCCGCCGAGCGCCGACCTTGCGATGATTGCCCCGATGCTCGCCGACATCGTTTCGCAACCCGCGCGGCTCGCGCTCTTCTGCGATTGGTACAAGGCCACGTTCACCAAGTAACCCCAGCGGCCCGACGGGCCGCGCCACACCAGCCCGCCACCCGGCGGGCTTTTTTGTGCCCATAGGTTTTACACATCCCCGCGTACGCGGGGATGGTGATAGTAGCGGGCGGTGGGTGAGTCCGTGAGCCACGCGCGCGTGAGGCAGCAGGGGTGGGCGAGCCAGCGCAGGGCGAGCGCGACCGAGCGGTCCGGCGGGCGGAGCGGATTCTAATCATTAGAAAACTATCATCGAATTTATCGCGGCGCACCGGGCAAAAGCCGATTCTAATCATTAGAAACCTACCCTCAAATTTGTTCATACCCGCTCAGGTTCCCGTTTTTGGTGCATGAGCACTTGACTATGTAAGCTGTTGCAGCGTTTCAAAAGTTTCGACCGCGTTTCGCCAATATGTACATCGAAGATCGTTAATGAATTCGCTCAAAACAGGGCAAAAATGGGTCAGAATCAATTGACTGGTGCTTAAAAAATAGGCACGTTTCAGCGTTTCAGCAAAACTCAATATTTATATAAGTCTAGAAAAAAAGAGAGAGAGGGGGGGTGGCGCGTGTGGCTGTTTATACCCCCTTTTTTTGCTGAAACGCTGAAACGCCCTCCACAAATTAACAATTTGCGCACTCGCGCGACATACGGGGTCGAAATTTGTTAACGTTTTAAGATGTTCATTTCGGCGAAACGCACTTTTGAATTTTGCAACACTGAAACGCCTTACTCAGTCAAAATCCTCTTTTTCCTTCAATTCATTAACAAACCCCGCGTTACACAACTTTGATACAGCCCTCAAATTCATTAACAAAACCCGTGTTGCACGGGTTTGATACAGCCCTCAGGCATTTCAGCGGAATTCATTAACAAACCTGCTGTTACACAACTTTGATACAGACTTGACAACGTAGCTTTACTGTGTCATACTTCGGTTTCGCAGTACCAGTTCCAACCCCGTCCCAGTTTCTAACCATTAGAAGGAGTTGCCATGCAAACGTACTACGTGAAGTTCAAGTGCCTGATTACCGGCCAGATCGCCATCGCCCCCGTGCAAGCTCAATCGCAGCTGCATGCGGAATACAAAGCCGAGGATTACCCGTATTGCGGGCCCACGTACGTGGTCGTACGGACCGTTTAAATCAGGAGAGTTGCCATGTATTACGTCCCCGCTCAGCTGTTCTCGATTGATTCCAACGCCAAGACCGTCAAGGGTCAGAAGTACGGATACAAGACTGCGGTTCTCTACCTTGCCCCTGCCGGGCTCGCGTTCCAAGCCCTCGGGATCGAGGGCACCATGTGCGCCCTGTCTGCAACCGCAGGTTGCGAGGGCCCCTGCCTGAACACTGCGGGGCGTGGGCAGTTCGACGCGATCCAGACCGCCCGTATCAATAAGACCATTTACTTCCTGCTCGACCGCATTGGGTTCATGCAGCACCTTGCCCATGAGATTCGTGGGTTCGTAGACCGCACCCGTGCCGAGGGGTACATCCCCCTTGTCCGGCTGAACGGTACGCAGGACCACCGCTGGGAGAGCGAGCCCGTGGAGCTTGACGGTGTAACGTACCCGAACCTGATGGCCCTTTTTCCTGACGTGCAATTTTACGATTACACCAAGCTTGCCAACCGTCGCGGCATCCCCGCGAACTACGATCTAACCTTTTCCTACAGTGGCCTGCCCGGGTTCCAACCCTTCGTTACCCGTGCCCTTGCCACTGGCATGCGGGTGGCGGTCGTTTTCCGCGACCGCGAGTCTATTCCTGCCAAGTTCTTGGGCCTGCCCGTCGTTGACGGTGACGATTCAGACCTGCGCCCGCTGGATCCCCCGGGCTCCATCGTTGCCCTCTATGCCAAGGGCAAGGCCAAGCGTGACGTGAGTGGGTTCGTAGTGGACGCCCCCCGCCGTGTGATCCCCCTGCTCGCTGCCTGAGATTGAGTTTCTAACCATTAGAAGGAGTCGCCATGTTGCACATGATCGATTGGAAGGCTGAACTTGCTAAGTTGGAATCCGACAACACCGAAGACTGCCGGCCCCCTGCAGGGGTGCAGGGGATTAACTTAGCGCTAACCGAACCGAGCCTAGATGATCAGTTGCTCCGCATGTACGTGGAGCGTGAGCTTGCCAACCTGATGGGAGAGTGAGATGAAAACCAACGAGCTAACCGGTGCCGCCCTTGACTGGGCAGTGGCGTGTGTTGAGAAGCTGCCGATGGACTTGCTGGTGTGGGAGTACGGCCTGCCTGTGGTCAAGCGTACCCTCCTCGGGCATACCGATACGCTTCGCTGCGAGTTCTCCACCAACTGGTCCCAAGGCGGGCCGATCATTGAAAGAGAGGGCATCAGCATAGAGAGCACCACCATGCGTGGAAAGGGAGGCAACTTCGCATGGCGGGCTACCCGCGTTGAAGGTCCAGCCGTGTCTGAGGAATATGGCATCACCCCCCTCATCGCTGCCATGCGCTGCTACGTTGCATCCTGCCTCGGCGACGAGGTGGAAGTGCCGGAGGAGTTGAGATGAAAGAGATCCTTGCCGCCACCCTGCTCGGCGTGGCCACTGCCTTCTTCACATGGCAGCTGGTCGAACATCTAATTAAGTGAGGGGGCCATGGCCAAGTGGAACCGCACACCGTGGGGCTCGGGGTACGACTACCGTGAGCGCATGCTCACCTGCACCTGCCGAGCCCGCTCGTGCGGGGTGTGCCTGATCGCCATACGCATGCTAGTCAACCTGAAATCAGACCGGACTGGGACCGCCGCCGTGAGGAGAATGCATGACCCACGCCCCAAAAAATTCTGGCTTTAACCCACGGCATACGACAGACCGCCTGCTGGATCTGGGCGGGCGGCAGGCCAAGGTGCGCAGGGAAGTGCGTGCCATGTGGACGCGGAACGACAAGCGCAACCGGCTGTATGACTGGTCGAACTGGCAAGACGCCCCCGGAGAGGAGTGGCTTCTAAAAAAGGAGTTTCAGAGATGGTAAAGGAGCGCAATCGGCGGCTGCCCAGCGCGAACGCATACCGGATTCGACGGCTGTACCACCGCACGGACAACGTGTTCAGTAAGCGCCTGCGAATATTTGACGGCAGTAATGGAAGGCCGTGGGCTCTGAAGGAGGCGTTCAGGAGATGGTAATAAGCAATCAGATCAAGGGTGCCCTCATGCCGGGGCTGGCCGCTCGATTCAACCGGCTGTACGAGCGAAGCCCGCTGGGGGCAGTCAAGGAGAAGCGCATGCGCATGTACTACGGCAGGGCCGGGGGGTACTGGGCCTTGAGGGAGGGGATGAAGAGATGGTGATCGAGTCCTTCGCCCGCTTACGTAAGCTCCGGGGGTTCGCAGCGTGGGTGACCGTGGACTGGAAAGACATGCAACTAGATAGGTACCGCCGATGGCTACGCTCTTAACCGCCAGATCATTTGGTGTTGAAGCTTTGAGGATCCTCGAGCGCACGTTTCGCCCGCCACGCGAGCGCATGCCGTCCATCCTGATTCAGATCAAGCGAGAGCAGCTCGCGAGACGGAGGCCCCCATGGCTACAAACTTGACTGTCCGGTCACTGATTCGAAGTCTGGGCCTGCCCATTGGAACGGTGCCTCTGCCACTGCCCCGCAGGCTAGTGCCCTCGTATGAGGTTCACGACAAGCGCGCCAAGATGTACCACCCCTCAATGCACCGGCTCTCACTGCGCAGGGAGATGCAGAGATGGTAACCGTGCCCCCCAAAAACCGGAGGCGGGCGCAGCATGCCCTTGCCAACTACGGGTCCAAGTATGGCTCGCTGTATGCGGGGATCGTCTCAGGCCTTGGGAGGCTGCAGTGGGTGCTCAGACCGGAGATGAAGAGATGGTAGGCCGATGGATGCCCGTCACCGACTGGCACGACCCGTATGCAAACAAGCCCCCTGCCCTTCGCAGGCTAGCGCTTTTCGAGGTGTACACGAACAAGCGCCGCACGACCCGTGCTCGAGCCCGCCTCTACAAGATCCCACCATTTGACAAAGTAAGTTGACCATGTCATAATTCAGTTTGTTGTTCGCAGTTCGTTGGTCCTTCTAATCCTTAGATCCTTCTGGAGATTCCCATGCTTCAAGTCAGCCTCAAGCAAGCCGCCAACCTCGTCCGTACCTGCGGTACATCGAACACCTTCCTCTTCCTCGGTCAGCCCGGCATCGGCAAGAGCGCCATCCTCTCCATGCTGGCGGGGGAGATGCCCGACTATCATCCTTGCTACATCGACTGCGCCAATCTGGATCTGGGCGATCTCGGCATGCCGTTGATTGACCGCGAGGAGGGCGTCACGTCTTACGCTCCCAATGTGCGGTTCGGGATCGGGCGCTCGCAGACCAAGCCCTGCCTGATCATGCTTGATGAGTTGACCAAGCCCGCCTCCCGTGCGGTGCTGAACATGGTCCTGCCCGTGGTCCTCGAGCGTCGCATCGGCGACCGGGCGCTGCACCCTGCCTCGATTGTGTTTGCTACAGGCAACCTGCTGACTGACGGTGTGGGCGACATGCTGCCCGGGCATGCGTGGAACCGCATGACGGTGGCTGACGTACGGAACCCCATCAACGATGAGTGGATCGAAGACTACGCACTGCCCATGGGGCTGGCCCCCGAGGTGATCCTCTTTGCCAAAGAGACGCCCGAGGCGTTTCAGCGGTACGACGAGTTGCGTGAGAAACAAACCAATCCGCATATCTTCAACCCCCGCACGGGTAACGTGCGTGCCTGCTGCACGCCCCGCTCACTGGCCAAGGCCAGCCCGCTGGTGGCTGCACGGGACCAGCTGGGTGATGCGCTTCTGCCTGCGTTGGCCGGCACCATCGGCGAGCCTGCGGCTCGCAAGCTCGAGGCGTCCATCGCCCTCTCATCCAAGCTGCCCTCGCTTGCCTCGATCGTCCGTGACCCGCAGAACGTCAAGCTACCCGACGGTGTGGCGCAGTACTTCCTGATGGCGCTCAAGATGGAGCATCAGACGAGCGAGAAGACTATCGATGCGTTCGCGACCTACGCCATGCGGTGGGATTCGTTCGAGGCGAGCAACCTCTACGCCTCGCAGGTCTCGAGCCGCACGAAGAACGCAGGCCTCACGGTCAAGTCCCGTCCGTTCATGGAGCTGGCCACCAAGCATGGCCGGTATGTCTGAGGAGAATCTCATGCTGATCACTGAACGTACTAGCGACGGGCGCACGGTGGTGCGCCTGCACAAAGACTGGCATCCGGGGCGCATGGGGTCGCTGTACACCCCGCCCCGCAAGAACTACGAAGCCTCACGCGATGCCGCGCTTATCCAGACCGCACTACTCAAACTCAGGAGCCGCCATGCCTCAGCTAAATGAACTCATCAGTCAGCACGTGCATCTGTGGGGGAGGCTGCCTGCGCCCGTCAAGGCGCATGTCGCGACGATCCTCGACAGCATCCAAGCCAAGCCGCTTGACTGGTGCGCTGCGTGGGACAAGCGCTACGACATGATCGAAGAGCGTGAGGATCAGGACAACCCCCTGCCCCGCACTCGCGATGCATGGTGGGAGACCGATGCAGTGGCGCGCAGTCGCCGGCGTGGCAAGGCGTGGGCAGCGCTCTCACACACGCTGATGTCAGCCGATCCTCCGCCTGACCTGCCCAACTCTGAGTACACATGGGCGGCGGTGGTCGATGCAGCAAGCGATGCCATCGCTGCGCTCGTGGCATACGACGAGGCCAAGGACCTGCTCAAGGGCGACGCGGAAGGTGTGAAGTTCCTCATGGCATCAGGTAACACGCTTGCGCTTCTCATGTATCCCGCAACGCTTATCAACGGAGGGTTCCATGCTCAGCCCGCTTGACCGTGTTCGCCGTGCTCACGTAGCCATCATGGGCAACCTCGACTGGTGTGAGTATGGCCCGCTCTTGGCCTACGGCAAGACCGAGATCACCGATGAGATCCCCACTGCTGCAACCGATGGGGTCAACAAACTCTACAACCCGGAGTTCATGTCAAAGCTCACTGATCAGCAGATCCGGTTCGTTGTGCTGCACGAGGCCACGCACATTGCGTATCAACACCTCTACACATGGAAGGCGCTGTCTGAGGAGAGCGCGATGCTGGCCAACATCGCGATGGACTTCTTCGTGAACACGGCGCTTATGGATACCGACAACGGCAGGGGGTTCATCGACATGCCTGAGGTGGGCATACCGCCCGAGCCCAAGTACCGGGGCTGGTCTGTGAAGCAGATCTACGATGACCTGAAGCAGAACGCCAAGCAGGTCAGCATTGCCAAGGCAGCAGGCGAGCTGGACAAGCACCTGCAAGGTGATGGTGCGAAGGGCGATGCTGAAGCCGCGAAGGTAGGCGAAGAGGTCGAGCGTCTCGTGCGCCAAGGTCAGATCGTCAAGGATCAGCGGCAGCGTCTTGCAGGCAAGGGATCATCAGATCAGGCTGGGATGTTCGGCGACATCCTCGCGCCTCGCGCAGACTGGAAGAAGGTCCTGCGGGAGTTCATGACCGAGACCTGTTCTGACCGCGACGAGCCCTCGTGGCGCCGGCCCAACCGACGCTACATGCATGACGATGTGTACCTTCCCTCCATGGAGGGCGAGGCGATGGGCGAGGTGGTGTTCGGGTTCGATACCTCAGGCTCATGCTTCGGGTCAGATCACATGGCGCGGGTGGTGTCAGAGCTGCAGTCGCTCGTGGCTGAGGTGCGGCCCTCGAGGATCATCGTCGTGTACTGGGACACCAAGGTAGTGGACCATCAGATCTTCGAGACCGGCTCGTTCGATGTGGCGGCTATCAAGCCGCGAGGCGGCGGGGGAACGGATGCTAGCTGTCTGTTCGACTGGCTTCGTAAGGAGCGCATCACCCCGCAGGCTGTCGTGCAGTTCACTGATGGTGAGGTAGGCAGCTGGGGGCGCAGCACATGGCCCACGATCTGGGCGGTGACCAGCAAGCACATCACCGCGCCATTCGGTACAACCATTCATGTAGAGGTATGAGATGAAAGATTACATTTCGGGTCCTCGGTTCGTGTTGACCCTCTCCGACGGCGTGCTCGTCACGGCAGACCAGTTGGCCAAGATCTCAAAGATCCTGAGCGGCGGCGAACGACTCGTGAATAAGTATGTCGGCACCACGGTCTCATCGAGCGGCTACATCAAAGAGCTGCAACCGTTGGAGATTAATGACACTGTGCAGTTGAAGTTTTTGCCGGAAGATGACTATACTGCGTATAGGTTTCTTGCCGCGCAGACCAAAGAAGCCGCATAACGAGATTCTAATCATTAGAACCGTATTGACATCACAAGGAGCTTGTCATGAGTACCACGATCCTCGCGGGTATCGCCCGCTCGTCTCTTCTCGTTGACCTTTCGATCTCCACCTACGCTGGCCGCATCCAAGACCGCGCGACGCGTGATGAAGTCACCGCTCGCAAAGGTGCTGGCAGCAAGCGCGCTGCCTCCGTGTATAAGTCGCTCTTCGCTGACTGCCCTGAGCTCGACGCCATCACATCGTTCCAAGGCAAGCTGCGCATCGAGCACTATCGGCTAACCAAGCCGTGGACTGACAGCGGCGTGCGGCTGGTGCCGTACTCGCTCCTCGAGCGCCACCGTGACCTGATGTACAACTCCGAGCAGGAGTTCTGGAAGCTGGTCGATGCGTTCCTCGATAAGTTCGACACGCTCGTGGCTGCCGCTGCGTTCAAGCTGGGTGCGCTCTTCGACCGCAACGAGTACCCATCGCGGGAGCAGGTGCGCCGCAAGTTTGGGTTCCACCTCACGTACACCCCCCTGCCCAAGGCTGGTGACTTCCGCATCGATATCGAGAACGAGGTGCAGCGCGATCTGCAGAAGCAGTTTGCAGACGCCATGGCGCAACGCGAGGCGGCGCTCATGCAGGACTCGTGGGAGCGTCTCCACAGTTCGCTCGAGCGCTTCGTGCGGCAGCTCGCTCCGCGTGAAGGCAAGCGTGCTCGCATCTTCGAGTCCATGATCGATGATGCACGTGATCTCTGCGACCTGCTCACGCACTTCAATGTGACGGGCGACCCCGCACTCGAGCGTGCTCGTAAGCAGCTGGCAGACATGATCGATGGCGTCACGACCGACGCGCTACGCACTGAGGAGGACACACGTGTCGCAATCCACAACCAAGCCAAAGCCATCCTCAACGCCTACGAGTGGGGCATGGGGGAAGACTCGCTCGCCGATGCTGCCTGAGAACGGTGGCTGGGCGCACCAGCTCACGCTCCCGGGCAACCGGCGCATCCGCGCCGGTCCCACCGAGATTGAGTTCCGCTACGAGGAGCAAGGTGGTGAGTTTGTCCTGACTGCGTTTCGCGAGAACGTGGTCTCCACGGGGCGAGGGTTGGTCGAGACCCAGCCTCAGTGGCTCAAAGACATCCTCACCGTGGCGCGTGTAGGCCGCCATGGGTGGAGGGGCGATGTGTTCTGGTTCATCACTGATTCTGACTTTAATCTCACGCAGTTCATTTCACCAATAGAGGAAACCGATCATGAATAGACGACGCCTGAGTAAATCCGCGAAGATCCGCCGCGCGCTAGCGCAAGGCAACATGTCCCCATCTGCCATCGCGGCTAAGTACGGATCGTCCGTCCAGACGGTCTACACCATCAAGTCGATGATGCGTAAAGAGGGCAAGCTCCCAGCCCGGGACTCGGCTCCGCAGGAAGTGCCGGCAGGCACTATCATCAGTCTTCCTCCAACGGCGACCGTCGCGCCGTCAGGAATCATCACGCTAAGCGAACCGGCACCGGTACCACCCGGGGGGATCACCTACGTATCGCCGCCCGCTGCGCCCACAGCGACTGTGGAAGCCCGGCCTTCGTGGTGGGCGAGGTTCAAACTCTGGGCGTTTGGTGCACGATGAAGCTCTACGTCATCATCGGGGGAGATGGATTTGTCTTTGACATTACCACGAACATGGCGGACACAAAGAGGAGAGTCCGCTCAGCAGTTGGTGCGATGGAAGGTTGCACTGTTGCTCTCTTCCGAGTCCCACAGGATCTTGAAAACGTCCGGGCACTTTTCTTCCACACCTTTGGTAAAAGAGTACCCATTAGCGCCACGGTTCTAGGCGCGTGGTATGTCACCAAACGTGGGGCGCTTCGCCCCATGCCAATCAGCGACTATGAGGGATTACATGATCGATTACAGCGAAGGGTACTTGGCGCTCAGAAAGCACCTCGACGCCTTGTGGAGCGCTACTTTGACCCAAGACTGGCAGACGGCGATGACGTGCTGCCTATCGATTCAATCTTTAGCGGCATCGACCTCGATGGAGCTGTGTCGGGAGATGCTGAAGGAGCAAGAGAGGCGAAAGAAGTAAATGACTCCAACCGCAGCGAAGATCCTCAAGTACTTGCAGGAGAGGAAACGCCCTGTGGCAGCAGCCCAGTTGTCGAATCACTTCCTTCAGCCCCTCAGCACCATCCGGAGCGCGTTGCATGAGCTTAGAGAGCAAGACATCGCGGACTTCGAAACAATCAGCGGCCAGCCGGGGAAGCCCCGGCAGCTCTGGTACTACCGCCGTCGCGTGGCCCTTTCCGCCGTTCCCGCTTCCGCCCCAGCCGCACCACCCACCCCCCGACCGAGCGCTCCTCGGAAGTGGACGGTCTACGATGACCGAGCTTATGACTGACGTTGGCCCTTCACCCTTTTAAGGAACTCCCATGACCACCTACACTGCTCTGAATCTTTCCGCGATGTCATCCAAGTACGGCACCCCATCGGACCGCTTCGAAGCGGTCGTCTACGACCTGAACGGGATCACGTATGTGCCGCACTACCGCAACAAGTCGATCTATGTCGGACCCGGCTATCCCCGGCACACCCTCATGCGCTACAGCGACCTCGAGATGCAGCTGATGGGTGCCAAGCCTCGCACTGAAATGCTTTGGCATCGGGGGGACAGTGGGCGCGTTGATAACAAGAACCCGTGAGGAGAATTTAAATGTCGGATACTAATCTTAGACCCATTCTGAAGTGTCGCGTTAATCGTATTGAGTACGATTTTGATTCCCGCAGTGGGCATTTGTTTTTGCCAGAAGGTAACTGCACTGATATGCAGGGTACCATTGGGTTCTTCTTAAATATAGACCCAGACGTTATTCGTATTCACACTTGGCAAGGGGGACAATTGGACACTCAGTACGTTATCTATGACGGCTTATGGACAGCCATTTAGGGGACATTCGTGAGGCAGGCATGAAGACACTAAGTGATGTGATTCGCGACCGGATGGAGATCTACAAAGCCATGGAAGAAGACCAGAAGAAAGCCGACGATATGCAAGTGGGCGGCTCGCACTACAAAGACATGCCCGTGCAACCGTGGACGGTGATGCAGGCTGTGCTCAGTGATGAGGAGTTCAGAGGATTCCTCAAGGGCAACATCATCAAGTACGCCATGCGCCAAGGCAGAAAAGATGGCAGTGATGATGCCGGCAAGCTGCAGCACTACCTCCAGAAGTTGCATGAGGTAGACACCACATGGCCATGACACCTGAGGGGCGGGTAAAGGCCGCCGTCAGGAAGATGCTAGGTGAGCTGGGGGCGTATCACTTCGCGCCCCCGGCGAATGGCTACGGACGCATGGGCATCCCTGACATCGTGGGTTGTTATCGCGGGTACTTCTTCGCCATCGAGTGCAAGGCAGGCCGGGGAAAGCTCACGGCATTGCAAGAGCTCGAGATCGAGCGCATCCGCGAAGCAGGTGGTGTGGCGTGGGTAGTGAACGAGGACAACATCGAGGAAGTGCAGCAGTGGCTGAGTCAGCTCACGAGGTAGTTGAGCGGCTTATCCAAAACTGCAAAGGCATCGTTGACTACCACGTAGATAACACCAAGCTCCCGGGGAACGGCAGGAAAGTTGTGCGAGACGCGATGTATGCGAGGGTCACTCGCCTGACGTTCTCTGGGTTTGGGTCGCGGCTACCGTTTCGGTGGGCTGGAGTAAGGAAAAAGAAATGACGCGAGATGAAATAGTTTTGATGGCGAGGAAAGCAGATTTGTGGATCACCAGCGATGAGCGGTGGGCTGCTGTCGTGCGGTTTGCCAACCTTGTCGCTGCTGCCGAGCGTGAGGCGTGTGCGAAGGTGTGTGAGGAGATTGCAAACAAACCATCAAACATGGTGTTAGGTGTGGCACTTGATTGCGCCGCAGCAATCAGAGCAAGGGGAGAGGAATGACACAACCAGAGGCATTGAGACTGGCTGATGAGCTGGAACGTGTTGCCGAGTACGACCATCAGGTGCAAGCCGCTGCCGAGCTACGCCGGTTGTATCAAGTGAATTTAGACCTGCTGGGTGAACTGTATGTGCTTCGTGCATCGAAACATCTTAAAGATGTGACGGCGGCGTACAAGAAGATAGCGGAGGGGGAATGAGCATTGACGTAATGAAACAGGCGTTAGAGGCATTGGAGCGAGGCGAAACCAAACTACGTTATGAAGCCATCACCGCCCTGCGCGCTGCAATCGAGCAGGTGCAGGAGCCGGTGGCGTTCGATCACGGCATTGGAATCGACCGCTTTAAGGTAGTGCGCGGGGCGTTCTGG